CAATACAGCATTATCAACAGCCATTCTCATAAAACCATTCATAAGAGTTTGTGTATCATCCATGTTCTCTGCAATACCTACACCAAAGAATGAATACGGATTTAATTCATACGGAGCTGCCATATAAGGTATAGTAGATGGTTTAAATGGATTGAGAACCATTCTTAATAATTTACCATTACATATCCAAATATTAGTTTGTAACTCATCTTGTTCTTCTAGCTCTGTAGGTATATCAACACCATTATCTAAAAGCATTTGAACATCGCAGTTACCCCAATATTCTAGAACCTCGAATCTATCAACTCCATAGTCCGCAGCATAATCAGATAAATCATCTTCCCAATACTTTTTATCATAATTTTCACCTGCTTGAATAACTTCATCAATTACACTTTCACGGAAGTATGGTCTTTTCTTTAATGCACGTAGTTGTGTTCTAGACATTTTGTGTCTTTCAATTACGTATTGTGCTTCATCCATATTAGCAGCATCAGGGTCAGGAAAGAAGTTCCATACAGATACATGAGATGTAGAAGCTATAGTTTTAAATATAGGACTATAATTACCTTCATCATCCCAATTAGGATATTCTTTATCTACAGCAAAAGGACCTTTCATTACTCCTGTTCCAAATAATGCCATCTCGAATACTGTGCTTCTTAATTGTTTATTAGCACCTGATTCTTGGAGTTGGTCCATTATCTTCTTTTCCATGTTTTTAGCGGCAATCATGGCAGGACTAAATGTAACAGAAGTAGGTGTTTTTCCTACCCCTTCTTCCAAACCGTCAATCTCGCCCAACTTTTCTTCAAGAGGTCCGAGCATATCTTGTAAGCTTTTTTCAGTAGCTCCTGCAGGGAGTTCCTTACCGTCACCCTCAAAACCATAAGGTGAAGACAAAGACGTTTCACCTTTAAGTTGTTCAGGCTTTTTAGGGTCAAACGACACATCGGAGACCACACCTTCTGGTAAAATCGTTGGCTCAACACTAATAGGAAACTTGTGACCTGCAAATAGTACATCAACCATTTGTCCATATGCAGCCAATGTTTTAGTTTTTGTAACTTTGATAAATACTCTTGACTTTTCTGCTTCAGTAAATTGAACATCACTTCCGTATAACCCCCTATAGTTTCTATAAGACCTTAACCATCGTTCCTCATCATTGTTACGATAGTCTTCGGCACGTGAATATCTATCCATCACAAAAGGAATAATATTAGTTACATCTATATCAGTAACACTACTATCATCACTGTCCTCTAAGGCAATGGATTCTTCGTCTAACATTATTTCATCATCTTCAGCCATGTTTTATTCCTTTAATATCCAAATGTTGAATCGGCTACGGGCATACTACTACTTGGTCTACCCATTGGGTCGTAATCAAATATACTAAATCTTGGTCTTGACATTATACCATATCTTAACGCATCGTACAAGTGGTCTTCTGCTCTTGTATCCACATCTTCAGGATTCTTTTTATCTAAGGGTAATGCTGGTAATTGAGATATCATATTTGTACAATTATTAAAAAATACTAATCTAGGCTCTTCTGTAAATTCATCTACTTGTAACCGTCTATGTATTTCATTCTTTCCTGATACACGACTACCTTTACTTCTATCTGAAGGTCTCCAACGACATCCCTTCATAATCATCTGCTCTGCTAGTGAAGGTCCTGTATCTCCACGTTTATGCCATAGGGAGCTATCTAATACTCCATACTTTATATTGCCATCTTCATCTTCTGCATCTAATATCATATCTGCCAAATCTGTGGCAAGGACTTTGCTAGTATACAACTCTCTATATACAATAATCTGCTCATCTGGAGAAACAGCAAACCACAGCACCCCACTATAAGAACCATAACCATAATCACAAGCACGAAATTTAACCCAATTTCTTGGAATTGAAAAAGGCTCAACAACGTGAATATTCCTATCAAACTCAGTAAAAGCAGCACCTTCTTTAATATCCCAATCACCTTCAAGCAACTGCTTACGTTGGTGTTCAGGTAAGGATAGAAGCATTGCTTCATAGTCACCTTGCCTTGCGAGGTATGGGTTATCTGATAGTCTTGCTGGTATAAATCTTCTTTTAAATAAGGCTTGTCCTGCTTTGCTGTGTCCTTTTGGATAGGAAAGAACATTTCCTGATTCAATATCTGTGGCATTAAAACTTCTTCCGTATGGTGCTGGGTCAATAAACATTTTCTTAACCCACTGATGACCCGGACCTCCGGGGTTAGTTGTTGCTCTCATATACACAGGTAAGTCATGTGCAGTAGAACGCAAACGTGAACGCATATAGTTCCAAGCATACGGAGTAGACCATTGGGTTAATTCGTCAAA